AACCCGCGCCAGACGTCCGATGACGGCACGAACATCCGCACGCTGCCCTATCTGGCGCAGTTCACGGTCGTCGAAGACGTCCTTGTCACCGGCACGACCGAGGACATCACCATCACGCCGCCGATCATCGTCCCGAACACGGACGCCACCGGCTCTGTGCAGGAAGTCAAGTGGACGAACACCGCGTTCGCCACCGCTTCGGCTGTCCCGTCTGACTCGGCCAACGTCGTCTGGGCCGGCGCTCCTTCGACGCAGTTTACCGTCCGCGCTGCCTGGCACAAGTCCGCCATCCAGCTCGTCGGCGCGCAGCTCATCCGGCCGTTCAACGGTGAAGTCGCCTTCGCGACCGACCCAGACAGCGGCCTGTCGATCCGCTACTGGCGCGGGTCGGACTTCTCCAACGCCACGCATGGTCACCGTTGGGACATGATCTACGGCGCGACCAACGTGGACGGCCTGCTCGGCGCCCGGTTCTCCGGCACCGCCTAAGTCCCCATTGTGACCCCTGCCCGCGCAGTATAGGCTGCGCGGGCAGCTTCACGGGATCATCAAGGGACGCAAATGGCTACGACCAACCAATCAGTCGACGTTTTCCCCATCGCGGAAGCGCGGTCTGGCGTGCGCGCCAAGGCCACCTTCTCCGCAGAGGGTGACGTCACCAACTGGCAACTTCTCAACGGCGACGTGGCTTACCAAGGCTACGGCCCGGTCTCCGCGGCCACCGTCGGCCTCCAGCGCTCCACCGTCGACCCTTCGGGCGGCGCTGGCAACCCGGTCGAAGTCGATGACGCGACCGGCTCTGGCGGCGGCGGCTTGGCCGCCACAGTCCCAGGCGTCGGCAATGCATGGTATCGCCTCATCAACAAAACGACCTTCGGCCCCGCCAACACAATCACTGAGCGTTCGCTGGCCAGCCTCGCGGCGGCGATCAACGGCCTTCAGCCGGGGGCCAACGGCTTCGCGCCGGACACCGACCCCCAGCCGCTCGTTCACGCGGTGGCCGACGATCTCGTTCTGACGCTGACTGCGGCTACACCTGGCGTCGCTGGTAATTCGATCGCTACTACGGCTGTGCTCGCAGGTGGCGACTTCGCTGACGCAACTCTCATCAACGGCGCGGATGCCGTGACCGCCAGCGGTCTCCTGACGTTCACGACTGAGCCCGCCGCGCTCGACACAGTTACGGTCAACGGCCGAGTCTACACCTTCGTTGCGGCGCTCACGGGCGCGGCTGACGAAGTGCTGCGTGGGGCCACTGTAACGACGGCGCGCGACAACCTGATCGCAGCTCTCAACGCTGGCGGCGCCGGCGCCACCGGCACGCTCACCGCGTCCGGCAACCCCGCCGCAGGCGACACAGTCCAAATTGGTGGGCGAACCTACACGTTCGTGGCGGCGCTTTCGTCCCCGGCTGTCCCTGGCGAAGTCGTGCGCGACGCCGCGACCGACACCGTGTCTCTTGACCACCTCGTCGCCGCGATCAACTCGGCTGCCGGCGGGGGCACAACCTACAGCGTCAACACGCCGCCGAATGCTGACGTGAGCGCGGTTCGCTCCGGCTCCACGATTGTCGCCACGGCGCGCGTCAAAGGCACGCCGGGCATTGTCAAGACCGTCGAGACCAGCGCCAACCTGTCGTGGGGCGCCACCGCGCTCGTCGCGACGACCGGCCCTGGCGCTACTTACGGCCTCGGAACGGTCATCAACCCAGATATTACCGCCGCTGCGTCTGGCGCCAATATGACCGCCACGGCCAAGGTTGCGGGCGTTGCCGGCAACGCCATTACGACCACGGCTGTCTCCACCCACATCGCGTGGGGCGCAGGCGCGCTGGCTGCTGGCGCCGATGCCGTAGCGGCCACGGGCGCGCTGACCATGACCGATGTGCCGGACGATGGCGGCACGGTAACGGTCGGCGCAATCACCTATACTTTCAAGGACGACTTGACCCCCACAGCCGGTGAGGTAATGATCGCCGGCACGACCATCGACGTCACGCTAACCGGAGAACGTGCTGCAAATGCTTAAGCATCCCGACAAAGGCGCCCGCAAAGGCCCGAAACGCTACTGGCCAGCCTGGCGCTACGGCCCGGCGCTGGTCGAAGGCGGCGAAGTCCAGGCACGAATCTTCCAGAAGCCCGACGACGTTCCCGAAGGTTGGGTGACTCACCCGAACGAGCTCAAGGCGAAAGCCGCACCGGCCGCTGACGCGACGCCGGCCGCACCCGCCGCACCTCGTAAGAAGGGCGCCAAGGCTGCCGCGACGCCGACGGCTGACGAAGCGGAGCGCGCCGCGCTCATCGCCGAGCTGACGGCGAAGGACTACGACCCGGCCGAACTCGCTGGCGCAACGCTCGACGAGCTGCGTGCTGTGATGAAGGCCGAACCGGATGCCGCTAACCACTAACGACATCATCACGCGCTGCTATCGGGAGGGCAACCTCATCCCGATTGGCCAGACGCCGAACACGGCGGAAGTGACTGAAACGCTTGGCGTTTATCAGTCCTTCATGTCGTCTCTGATCGGTAATGACATCGGCCAGCTCCTCGGAGACTGGGAGCTGCCGCCCGATCCGTCTTCGCCGAACCCTGGCCGGTACCCGCTCTACCCGGAGAAAGACTGGAGCTTCAACCAGCAGGTCTGGCAGAACCCGCCGGCGAACGTGAATATGGTCGCCAACGCAGGCATTGGCGACCCCGTGTTCTTCCCTCCGACGCCGTCCAACGGCGCGCGGATGGCGTTTGTGAACGTCGGCTTGGACCTTGCGAACTTCCCGCTGACGCTGGACGGCAACGGCCGGCTGATCGAGGGGACGCCTACGCTCACGATCACCGCGGCCAACTACACCGGCCCGATTCTCTGGTTCTACCGCGCCGACCTCGCTAACTGGGTCCGCGTGACGGACTTGACGATCACCAGCGATTCGCCGCTGCCGCCGCAGTTCGACGACTTCCTCATCTCGTCGATGTCGATTCGACGTGGCCCTGCCTACAACAAAGACCCCGCCGCCGCGACCGTGGCGACCGCCAAGCACGGCCTCAAGCTGCTGAAGACGACGTACCGGCAGGAAGCGCCTGGCGCGCCGTTCCCCGGCGCATGGCGGTTTGGCACCTACCAGAGCTACGGAACTCCCTGGCGATTTACTGGCGGTGGCGGCGGGTTCGGCTGATGGCGAACCTGCAATTCGGCAAGGGCGCCTTCAAGCGCACCTACGGAAAAGAGCCGGAAATCGTCCTGCTCAACCGCTTCTTCGAACAAAATCCCTCCAACCGGGTCGACGCCGTCGCGCTCCTGTCGCGGCCGGGCGATACTTTCCTCGCTGGCTGTGGCAAAGGGCCGATCCGCGCTAACTTCTTTCAGGACGGTACGATCAGCGGGAACCTGTTCACGGTCTCCGGCAACGAACTCTACATGTTCGCAAAAGACCTGACGCGCACACACATCCTCGGCACGATCGCTGGCACGCAGACGCCTCAGATGGCCGGCACCAGCACGGCGCTGTGGATCACTGACGGCGTCCTGCTTCAGTTCTACGACGGCGTAGGCTCGCGCGCCCAGGGGCTGTTGACGGTCGCCGCCAACCCTACCCCCGGCGATACTGTGACTTTGGGGACACAGACCTACACTTTCACGGGCGTTCTGCCGACGGCTGCCGACCAAGTGCTCATCGGCGCGGCGATCAACGACAGTGTCCAGAACCTCACTGATGCGATCAACCGCTCGCTGGGCGAGGGCACGCGCTACGGCGCCAACACGCAGGTCAACGCCTACGCCGTCGCGGTGAACAACGAAGACGGCACGATGACTGCGATCGCGAAGACCGGCGGCTCCGCCGGCAACGCTGTCGTGACGACGTCGGCGCTGGGCTCCACGCGCGCCACGGGCACGCTGACCTTCACGCCCGGCACGATCACCACGCAGACCGTCCAGATTGGCGGCGTTTACTACATTTTCTCAACCAACCCGCCGACCACAGACCCATTCGCCGCCGGCAGCGCTGCGCACCCGTGGCAGGTCTATCGGGGCCTGACGGCCGCCGCCGGCCTGCTCAACCTCCAGGCCGCCATAAACGGATCCGGCACGCCCGGAACGACCTATTCGACGGCGCTGGTGGCTCACCCAACCGTGGAGTGCACCGCTGTCACGGCCACGACGCTTTCTGCTCGCGCTAGGGCTGGCGGCACG